ATGTTAAAAAGGCAGAGCTTGATCAATCAATTAAAAATCAGGAATTAACAATACAGACTCTTACAGAAATGCAAAAAGAAGCCGGAGACGAGCGCTATCAGACACAAATTGACCAGGCACAAGCAGAATTGGATGCTCAAAAAGAGGCTTTAAGGCAATACACATCCTCAACGGAAAGCGGATATAAAGAAGCTACAATCGAAGTAAAAAAAGGTGTAGCAAATCAGCTCTCGGAATTAACAGGCTCTAAGATTGAGTTTAAAAATGCTGGTAACGGCTTAGTTCAGATGTATTCGGATGGAGTTAAAGTTGGAAAGCCAAAAGCCAAACAGGAAATGGCTAATATCATCAGCGAATCCATCAAAGGTATATCAAGTTACTATACAGGAGCTGAACAGGCTGGCGAAAATTTGATTGACGGAGTTAATCAAGGTGTAGCGAATCAATCAAAGCAGAATAGCGTATTTAATACGATTTATAACTTTGGTACTCAATTATTATCAAGATTTCAAAGCTCCTTGGACGAAGACTCTCCATCAAAGGCAACTCGCAGAATGGGGCAATATCTCTTGCAAGGTCTTGGCATCGGTATCGAGGATGAAGAAAAAGACACAATCAAACAAGTATCGAATGTCGGTTCAAGAGTCGTTGAGGCACTTAATTCCGAACTTTCACAAGGTGTTAGCCTTGACACAATTAATGTTGATGCGACTATTAAGGGACAGCAGGCAAATGTCTATAATCAAGTGCTCTCAGCCTTTAAAGATGCCCTTGGTGACATGAAAGTGGTTCTTGATGATGAGGTTGCAGGAGCTTTTGTTGATGAAACTGTAACCAAGTTAATTTATACATAGGAGAATACCATGAATTATTGTATTTTAAATGGAATTGACAGCAGGTCTATAAATGGCCTGCTGATTCAGTCACTACCTCCAATTGTTAAACCGCTGCAAAGAACTATTATTGAGGAGATTGATGGCAGAGATGGTAACATCATTACTCCTCTCGGCTTTGCGGCTTACGATGGTGAAATGACCATTGGTTTGCATAAAGACTATGACATCAATGAAATCATTTCATTTTTTAACTCGGAGGGATTGGCAACTTTTTCAAATGAGCCGGACAAGTACTATAAATATAATATCCTCAATCAAATAGATTTTGAACGATTGATAAGATTTAAGACTGCAACAGTCACATTTCACAAGCAGCCGTTTAAATATTTAGTTGACGAGGAACAGCTTGATTTTGATACAAGCGAACTTGATGAAGTAGTTGTCGAAAATGTCGGTAACTACTTTTCTAAACCAACGATCACACTGACAGGTTCCGGAATCATCAATTTATCACTTAATGATTATCAGCTCTTTGCGGTTGATTTATCAAATGATGGATATATTACGATTGATGCGGATGCCGTTGAGGCTTATGCCGGTGGAGAATTAAAAAATCGACTTGTTACCGGAGACATTGAAAATCTCAAATTGCAAACCGGAAACAATGTCTTTACATGGAGCGGTGAGCTTACAGAGTTATCTGTTAGCAATTACACGAGGTGGATTTAGATGATTAAATTATTTGGTTCTCAAGATAAACTCTTTGAGACTAATGGAGATAAAATCATAAAGCCTATAAAGGCAACAGTCTCAAGAAAAGACAATGACATCTTTTATTTATATATTGAGACTGATTTGAGTTATGTTGATGATTTGGTCAAGGGCAACATACTTGTTGCGCCAACTCCTCAAGGTCCACAGGCCTTTAGAATAACTAACCCCCAAAAAACAAAACATAAAATTGCTGTTACTGCCAAACATGTATTTTATGACTCAGAAAATTACCTCATTCAAGACTCATATGTCGTTGACAAAAACTGCAATGATGCCCTTGACCATCTCAATAATGCCACGGAGCCGACAAGTGAATTTACAACCTTATCAGACATCGGCACCACGGCATCTTTTAGATGCGTAAGGAAATCACTTTTGGAGGCAGTACAAACAGTCCTTGAGAGATGGGGCGGTCATTTGGTGCGTGATAACTTTCAAATTGAGGTTAGAACATCAATTGGCCAAGATAATGGAGTGGTTGTGCGCTATGCAAAAAACCTAAAAGACATAACATGCCAAGAGAACTGGGACAATGTTGTTACAAAGTTGTTGCCGGTGGGCAAAGATGGCATTTTATTAAATGCCTTGGATGAGTCTGCAAGCGTTTATATGGAATCGGACATCCAATATGATCTGCCATATACAAAAACAGTCTCATTTACACAGGAAATTAATCAAGACAATTATATAGATGGTGACGGCAATCCCGATGTTATAGCCTACACACTCGCATTGGTTGAGGACCTGCAGGCACAAGCTCAAGCTTATTTAAATATTAACGATAAGCCACAAATTAACTATACTCTTAAAGCAAATTTGGAGAAAATAACCGATATTGGTGACACTGTCAGAGTTGTTGATTTAAGGCTTGGAATTGATATTTTAACAACTGTCATAAGTTACGAATATGACTGCATTTTAGAACGCTATACAGAGATTGAATTTGGCAATTTTAAGCAATCCCTTGGAGACTTAATGACAACAATTAATGCTGCGACTGAAAAGATTGTTGATGAAAAGACTCAAAGCTATTCAATCTCTTTACAGGAGGAACTTGCCGAGGCAAAAGAGGCAATCTGGAATGCTCTCGGAGACTCTTATGTTATTTATGAGGGCGATAAGATTTTAGTTGTTGACTCGCTCCCTAAAGAATCGGCAACAAATGTCATTATGATTAACAATGGCGGCATTGCCTTTTCTCAGACAGGCATAAACGGAACATTTAACAGCGCATGGACCATTGACGGAACTATGGACATGCAAAAAATAAATGTTATTAACTTGGTGGCTGACATGATCAAGGGCGGCACACTAAAATTAGGATCTGCAAACAACCAAAGTGGCATATTGGAAATATATGACAATAACAACACTTTGATTGGCTTGATGGACAAGAATGGTTTAAAAATGTATGGCCAAGACGGCTCCTATGTTCTTATGAATAATGATGTCGGCTTTGCCGGTTATGATGCAAACGACAATCCGATTTATTGGGTGTCACAGGATGAATTTCACATGAGAAAAGGTGTTATTGAGCAAGAGATAACGCTCTCTCAAAAGTTGAGATTTATTCCAATAACTATCAAAGACAACAACAACAATGTTATTAATGACGGAATCGGTCTTGTTTCCGTCTCAAGTGATGAGGTGTAATAAATGGCAAGTGGAAGTTTTTCCGGAAACATACTCAGCGGACACTATACTTTATATTGTGAATGGGCATCCACGGCATCCATTGCCGGAAATTACTCGGATGTCACAATTAATGCTTATTTAGTAAATGACTGGGACTTGGGTGTTGGTGGCAGAACCACATCCTTTAATATTGACGGAACAGGTGGAAGTGCATCAAGCCCTGCTATATCCGGAACAGGTACAACTTACCTTGGTTCTTTTTCAAAGAGAGTTTACCATGATTCTTACGGCCAAAAGACCTGTTATCTTGGTGTTAGCTATCCAATACAGGCAACTATTAGTGGCACATATTATGGTTCAATTGATGCGGCAATATATGCCACTCTTGATAATATACCAAGGTATGCAAATCCGACTCAGTCAGTATATTCAAAAACAGAAACATCAATCACGATGAAATGGTCAGCGGATGCCGTTGTTGATTATATCTGGTATTCAAAAAACAATGGCTCTACATGGACGGGCATTGATGTGGCTGATGGTACAAGCGGAACCTATACGATTACCGGACTGACAGCTAATACGGCTTATAATATCAAAACAAGAGTGAGGCGCAGGGATTCACAGCTGACAAAGGACACTACAGCATTGAGTGTCTCGACCTATGCTTACCCTTATTCCAACAGTATGCCAAATTTCATGATTGGCGCATCTGTAACGCTTGGAATTTACAATCCGTTAAAAAGGAGTGTTACTGTTGAATTATTAACCTCAACAGGAGTGAGTGTTGCATCTTGGACTACCACAGGTACATCTGTAAGCGGTGGAAATTTAGTGGCAGCAGTTGATGCATTATATCAATCAATCCCAAATGCCACAAGCTCAAGATATTCAGTTAGAGTCACTTATGGTTCGCAAGTGTCTACTAAGAGCGGTGGCTTATATACTGTCAACACAGCTGAGGTTGCTCCGGTTATCGAGTCTGTAAGCTATGCAGATGTTAATGCGGCAATCGTAGCTTTGACCGGTAACGATCAAGACATCGTCCGGAACTTTTCACAGGTTAGATATTCGGCAGCAGGCTTGGCATCTAAAAAGTATGCAACTCTTTCAAGCGTGAAAGTGTCGGTTAATGGTGCCACTATTAACTTGACTATAAGCGGCAGCAGTGCAAGTGGTGGTGATGCTGTTATCAATTCCGGCTCAAATGTCACTGCGACCTTTACATTAACGGACTCCAGAGGACTAACCGCTCAAAAAACTGTTGATATTCACATCTTGGATGTATTTAATCCGACAGCGGTTATCTCTGCCAAAAGACATGACAACTATTACAGCCCTGTTGACCTTAAAGTTGATGCTGGTTATCCGTCACTTAATGGTGGTAACTCGGTAACGATTGACTATGTGGCAAAATGTGAGGACGCATCCGTTGCAGATGTTACAGGAACGCTGACAGACAATGTAACAAGCGTGGTTAACCTTGATAACAACTACTCGTGGAACATCACAATCACTATAACGGATTTACTCGGACTCACAAGCTCTTATTATGCAAGTGTTTCTCGTGGTATGCCGATAATTTATTTTGATAAATTAAACTCAAGAGTAGGCATTAATGGATTCCCGACTTGCGCTCTTGACATCCACACCAACGGAACGGACGAGGACATTAAAATCAACAACATTTCGTTAAAGGAATATTTGGCGAAGTGTTCGCTTGATTTCAATTTCCCTATCGGTCGCATAATCGCAACAGCTGATTCACGCAATCCGTCAACCTATCTCGGCGGTACATGGGTAGCAATCCAAGATCGCACGATTGTGGGTGTAGGCACACACGCACTTGATTGGACAGGTGGACAAGAAACAGTAACATTAACCGCCGCTCAAAGCGGTTTACCGAGCCATTGGCACTATACCACACTCGGAAAAAACACATCGTATACAATGATTACTTTGTCTGCAAACGCTGGCTCTGCGCAAAATAGATACTTGCTTGCGACAGGTTCAACATCAACCTATACACCGCTTATGGCAAGAGCCGAAACCGCCCAAAACGCAAGCGCAAGCCACACAAACCTACAACCAAGCGTAGCCAAGTATTTGTGGCAAAGGACGGCTTAGGCTGTGCGATACCACAGACAGTATGAGCGATTAAGCGGATTGATGTCAGGGTGTGTATGTCCGCTTGTAGCTGATGAACCTGTGGTTTTAATAAATAATTGATTACCACCATCATTAAGCGGAGTTGAGCTCGCAACTTGATAATCACGATAGTAACCGCTACCACCCCATAAAGTTGTAAGAGCACTATTCGTATAGTACCTACGCATAACATAGTAGCCATCACGATACTGATTATAGCTTTTCTGTCCGCTTTCACTTGCGGTTAATGTGTGACTACCACTCGTTGAACTACCGCCTGTTACATTCGGTGTGGTTGACGGAACTAAAACTCGTCCGTCTGTTATCTTTACCCAAGTACCGCCCCAAGCGGTGTTTGGATTGAATGTACTATCAAATGTGCCGTAGAGGGTGTTGACGGGAAAAAAGGTATCGAGCATAGTTTTCGCTAAATATTCCTTTAGCGAAGAATTGAAAGGAGTTAAAAATGGGATTAATCAAAGATATTACCGATAAAAAAGGAATAAGAACAAGCTACCATAGGCTTGAACATGTCTCTATCAGAGCGAATGGACATGTTGAAATGACTGTGCACTCTTACGCAGACTATTCATTCCGAATGTTTGAAAAGGAATCCGCAGAAAATAACGCTCGTTACAATGAATTAATGAGCTTAATTCAAGTGGAAAACGAAAAACCAGAAGAAGAACGCAACACCGAACAGGTTATTGAATGGTCAGAGGAGATTAATTCCATGACTACTCAATGGATAGACTTGACGGATGAGTCAAATCAAACTGTAATTGCTAAAAACATATACACTTTTGGCGATGTGGATATAACTAAGTCGGTAAGCTATATAGATGCATATAACATGCTAAAAGGCTTGGAAGAATTTGACGGAGCAACAGACCACATTGACTAAAGGAGTAGAGGAATGACAGCGATTATAGTTGCAATAATAGGCGGTATTTCATCACTTATCGGAATAGCAATAAAAGAAGTGATAAATGCAAAAGCAGACAGGCGAAAAGCCGAACAGGAACGAGATAAACAGTACAATGACATAATATCAAGGCTTGATAGGATTGAGGAAAATACCGCAAAGAGCATCGGAGAGATAAGAGACGAGCTTAATAATTTGCGGCTGGAATTAATGGAGCTTAAAGACGAAAGCCGTGAGAATGATGCAAAAATGAAACGAGCATTAATGAACTTAGCACGCTCCACGCTCAACAAAGACTTTAAATATTTTTACAATCTTGGCAGAATTGATGACGAAAGCTATCAAACCTTTTTATATGTGTATGAGAGCTATAAGGAGCTGGGCGGTAATACTTTCGTTGATGAGGAAATGGAAAAATTAAAGCAATTAAAGCAAATTTAGGGGCAGTTTATACTGCCTCTTTTTTTATGCCCTTATTAAAATTAGCGGATGCTCTTGACATCAGTGTTAGGAAAATTTTAGAATAAATATGTTAGGAGGTATTTTCAAATGAAAAAGATTTTGGTTTTGGGTATTACAATAATGTTATTGGTAACTTTTACAGCGTGTGGAAGTAGTAAAAAAACCGACTTGGATAAGTTGGCGACAGACATCCATGCGGTCATTGAAAAATATCATGCAGGGGATTTGACTGTTGATGAAATGTATGACAAGATTGACATGTTTGATTCTGCCTTGGATGGCATAGCCTATCCAAATGATAATGATGATGAGGCTTTGAAATATTTAAAACTTGATGGAGTGATTATCAGTATGCAAAGTGACTTATATCATAGGGATAGCATGTATGATGAATTGTCTACCTTGGAACAGGATTTCAACGTGGAGTAGCCATTCCGTATTCAACCGAAACAATAGCTTGATATTCGTCAAATATTCGTCAAATATTTTACAGAAAGCCTTAAATATAGGCTATACAACGATTTTAACGAAACACTCGTAATATTCAATTAGCAGTTCGATTCTGCTTGGAAGCTTTTAAATAAAATAGGCTCAATTTTACAGTATTAGTAGGATTGAGCCTTTTTTATTTTTTAGTCAAACAAGGTCAAATATAGTCAAATTTTATTCGTCAAACGACAAAATATTCGTCAAAATATTCGTCAAAACATCCGGTTGATTTTCTCAACCAAGTTTTCTCTTTTAGAGTCTAAATGGGCATATACTTCCATGATCATCTTTTCGTCTGCATGGCCCATCAACTCCTTAGTCTGCAGCAGGGTAAAATTATAATAACAGAGAGTGCAATAATTATGTCTGAAAGTATGACAGGTTATATCTGTTTTATATCCAAGCTCTGCCTCGATTTTCTCTTTAATGTGTTTCCAGAAATATCTAAATCGTGCATCGTGATATAGCTCTCCTTTGGGAGTCTTAAATAAATAATCGGCAGCAGTTATCTCCGGATGCCTTTTTTTAAACTCTGCAGGTATTGGAATCTTGCGAATAGAGTTTTTGGTTTTTGGTTCTTTAACGACTCCTTGGTTGCCTATTGTGGCAAGAGATTTGTTTATAATCAAATAATCCTCGGAAAAATCGCTTGAGGTTAACGCTAACGCCTCTCCTCTTCGTAGACCGAAGAAATATAGCACATCAACAAACAAACGCTCCATATGGCTAAATGGTGCGTTTAAAATGGCATGTGTTTCATCCTCGGTCAATGCTCGCTTTTCCGGCTTTATCTTAGGCGGCATTTTTATGTTGTAGCAAACATTTTTATCGACAATGTTTTCATCCATTGCAAGGTCCAGTAATTGCTTAAATGTAATTTTGATTTTATGGCAAACTGCCCACGAGGAAAAGTTGTCATTAATGAGAGATTGTATGTCAGCCTTTGTGATGCTGTTAAGCGGCCGCATTCCATATGTTTTAATAATATAGTTATTTAATGCCACTTGATAGATTTTGAGCGTTCCTGCGGTAATATTAGACTTATATGAGAGCCATCTGCTCGCATACTCTTCGACTGTCACATCTGCTTTGGGAGTATAATTTGGTTTTTTAACAATGTATTTTGCTCGTTTTTCCTCAAGCTCTCGGATTGTTTTAGCATAAAGGTGCTTTATGATCTGCTTGCCGGTCTCGTCATAACCAAGAGTGACTCCGCATTCATAGCGGCCATCTTTTCGTTTGGTGTATTTCATTTTGACTCTCCATCTTTTTCCTTGCCTGCAATGAAATCTATATAATCAAAAATTAGATGCTTATTTTCGTCAGAGAGCGACAGAATTTTTTGCATGTAATAAAATATATGGGTAAGTTGCTTTGATGCGTCCTTGTCGCTCTGAGAGTTTTCTATAATCAAATCGTCCTTTGTTCTCCAATCAACACTTAATTGTTCACTTTCTTCCGGAACATCGAATCCGAGAATATATGAGCGTGATACACCGAATAATTCTGCAATCTTATCAACTTTGTCCATTCTTGGATTTTTAGTGCCTTTACACCAATAAAAAACTGTTACGGCAGAGACTCCAAGAGCCTCAGCTAATTCCTGCTGAGTCATATTATGAGTCTCTAACAGTTTGGTTAGCCGTTGCCCAATTTTTAAATCTAATTTTATATTCATAAATAACCTCCTTTTCTGTGTTTTTAATTATAAATTGATTTTTTAATGTGTTCAACAAAAAGTTAAAAAAAATCACAAATAATTATTGACTTAATCTAAAAGTTAATTTATACTTAACTAAAAGTGAATGGAGGTGAGAAATTGGCAGAGATAAAAATTACTCTTGCAAGTGCCAGAGTAAATGCAGGATTTACTCAAGAGCAGGTAGCTCAAAAAATGGGAGTTGCTAAAAATCGGATTATCAATCTGGAAAAAGGCAGAAATAGCATTAAGCCAACGGAGTTGGTATTTTTAAGTCAGTTGTATAAGATTCCAATTGATAATCTTTTTTTGCCCAAAGCTTAACTTTTAAGTTAATATAAGGTTAAGCGGAAAGGAGAAAAGATGCTTTACATTGCAAACAAAAAAACAGGTAAAAAGATTTGCGTTGTAGACAACAGAGACAAAGGCTTGGAGTTGATTCGGATTTTAATAGCAAACGACAAGGATCACGAACACTATGAAGAACGGCAATATGATGTCGTTGATTATAACGGCACAAGCATGATTTAAGGAGTTGAAATGAAAGAGCTATACAGTATTACAGAGTTGGAACAGCTCGGATATTCACGCAAGCAACTTAATAGGTTAGTCCGGAGCATATATTCGACAGGAATCGCAATCCGGACATCAACAAAAGGAAAATGGTTAATAAAAAAGGAGAAATTAGACAAATGGTTGGAGAAAAATTTCAGTTAAGCACAGAAACAAAAGAATTTTGGGACACATTGACACTTGATGATTTAGATACAGCTTATGAGCTTATCGGTCTGCAGGTGGTCCTTGAGGATGGCAAAATTACAAAAATAGTAGGTTAAGGAGGTACACATGAAAGTATTTATATCACAACCAATGAAAGACAAAACCAATGAGCAGATTAAAGAAGAGAGAGAGGCAGCAGTTTCCGATATTAGAAAATTATATCCGAATGCGGAAATTATTGACAGCTTTTTCGAGGATGCTCCGCACGATGCTAATCCATTATGGTTTTTGGCTAAATCACTTGAAAAATTATCCACTGCAGATGCTGCTTATTTTTGCTCTGGATGGGAAAATGCCAGAGGGTGCAAACTTGAGCATGCGGCCGCTAAGGAATATGGCATTTTTACGATAGAGCCATATTAATTAATTTAGCTGAGATACTTTGGGAGCAAGGCCAAAACCAGTGTGTTAACTATAAAACCACCTGCAGAAATAGACCTTGTACTGCGGCACAAGATGTCTTTTGTTGCAGGGACTGTGAACACAACAGCTCTTGCACAAGCAAATGCAAAATTGGACAGGAAAAAAATGAAACAGCTAACAATTTTTGACTGGATTGAGGACCGAGACAAACCGAGAAAAGTTGACTGCATTGGCCTTATGGATGATGCAATATGCTCGGAGTGTGGATATGTATTTTTAAACTTTGATTCGATGAGGTTTGGATGGAAAAGCGAAATTGGCATTGATAGATGCCCGAACTGCCAAGTCAAACTTGATTGGACCAGATGGCATAAGGTGAATGATAAGGAGGCTTTTTCTAATGAATAAAATTACTAAAAACAAAGACTTACTGTTTACGGAATATGTTGTTAACCAAAAGCCAATGCATCAGATAGCAAAAGAATATGAGACTTCAACATCATGTATTTGTTATTTGTTGAAAAAATATGGAATACCGGCTCGAAAATATCATACTGCTAAAACAAAAGAAAAGATAAGCATTTCACAAAAGGGAAATCAATATCGCAAAGGGAAAAAATCTTCTGAAGAAACAAAACAAAAATTGAGAAATGCAAAACTTGGCAAATATACAAAATCATCAAAGTATGGTGGACATACAAAATTACGCACGGATGGTTATATTATGGTTTATTGCCCAGAGCATCCAAACTGTACAAAAGATGGTTATGTAATGGAGCATATTTTGGTTATGGAAAACCAAATAGGAAGGTATCTTGCGCCAAATGAGGTTGTTCATCATATAAATAAAAAAAGAAATGATAACCGAATTGAAAATTTAAAATTAATGACATTTAAAGAACATGCAGCATTTCATATGCGTGAAAGATGGAATAAAAGAAAGGAGTGTTGACTTATTAATATCGTAATAATTATGGGAAGATTGACGAGGGACCCAGATATTAGATATACGACTGGGAGCCAAACAATGTGCATTGCAAGGTTTACTCTTGCGGTTGATAGACGAGTAAAAAAAGAGGATGAGCAATCTGCGGATTTTATTCAGTGCATTGCCTTTGGCAAGACCGCTGAATTTGTAGAGAAATACATCAAAAAAGGCATAAAGGTATGTATAGAGGGTAGATGGCAAACAGGATCATATACCAACAAAGAGGGAACCAAGATATATACAAATGATTGCATTGTCGAGCAAATGGAATTTGCTGAAAGCAAAAAAGCCGACTCGGAACAGCCTGCACCAACAACGGATGCGGATGGTTTCATGAATATTCCGGACGATTTAGACAGCGATGATTTGCCGTTCAATTAAGGAGGCGGCTTATGGTTGGAACTAAAGAACAATGCATTGAATGGCTTAGTAATCAAGAACCAAATAAGACTTATAGAGTCAAAGAATATCGGGAACATAGGTCCTTAAATGCGAATGCTTATGCTTGGCTCTTAATTGGCAAGATTGCTGATGCGATGCAGCCACCACTCCCAAAAGAGACTGTGTATTTGGAAATGCTTAAAAGCTATGGACAGTCGGAAATCATAAGCGTATTGGCGCATATAGATTTAGAGGGATATTTCAAATATTATGAGCCGATTGCCAAGGTTAAGCTGCAGGGCAAGGATTTCATTCACTACAAGATATTTAAGGGCAGCAGTCAATATAACACTAAGGAGATGTCAATCCTTATTGACGGAATTGTTTCCGAGGCAAAGCAAATGGACATTGAGACGATGCCGGACTTTGAACTGGAAAGATTAAAAAGCATGTGGAGGAGTTAAATGGAGAAACGAAACTATAGAGAGTATACGACACTTGAGACCAGAGGGGATGCACACGAATCAGTGAATAAAAAAATAAGATATTCACAGATTATTGAGTGCTTTAAAGAAAAGGGCATGTTAAGCGCAAAAGAATGCGCTGTGCTGATGCATCAAAAGGGATATATTCCGACAAGCGAGCGAAACTTTTCTGCTCCGAGGATCACCGAGATGTGTCAAAACGGAATCCTTGAGCCGATTGGCAAGGAGACCTGCAGATACACCGGCAAAAAGGTGACAGTTTTCAAATTAATAGAGTAAAGGAAAATGAGAGGATGAAACTTTATATTAGCGGAAAGATTACCGGATGCAGTGATTATCAACACAAATTTGGAGTTGCAGCGGCAATTTTGAAAGACAAAGGGCATGTGGTTGTTAATCCGGCTATGCTCCCAGAGGGATTAGATGCGGACAAGTATATGCCAATATGCATGCCAATGATAGATGCATGCGATGCCGTTGTAATGATTGGAGAGGACTGGAAAGACTCCAAGGGAGCCATGTTGGAACTTAATTATGCCAAATACAATGGCAAGGTGGTTTATTTAAATACTTATGATGTGCCAAAAGCTTTAAATGTATAACAAAATGGAGGGAATATGAGCAAGTCAATATTATCAAATATCAAAGAGTGCTATGTTTGCGGCACTTGTCTAAACCTGCATAAGCATCATATATATTCCGGATATAATCGCAAATGGTCCGAAAAATATGGATGTTGGGTTTACCTTTGTGCAGGCCATCATAACATGTCTAATGTCGGAGTCCATTCCAACAAAAAATTAGATACCAAATTAAAAAAAGAGTGCCAGAGAGCCTTTGAAAAAAAGGTTGGAACAAGAGACTTTTTTATGAGCGTATTTGGTAGGAATTATCTTATGACCCAAGAGGAAATCACTGCAGAAATTAATGCGATTGTTGATGCATTAAAATCCGGATCTGAATTGGTGCTTGGTTCCGAATCAACACTTATGCCTATTGATGATGATGCGGCAGCAGTTGTTGCTAAGGTGCTTGCTGACTATATAGAAAAACAGGAGGGAAACAATGGCTCAAAGGAGAATGTTTGCAAAAACAATAATTGATAGTGACTCGTTTTTGGACATGCCATTGTCTACGCAGTCATTATATTTTCATCTGTCGATGAGGGCAGATGATGACGGATTTATAAATAATCCTAAAAAGATACAAAGAATGATAGGTGCATCAGATGATGATTTTAGGCTCTTAATACATAAAAACTTTTTAATACCTTTTGAGAGCGGAATTGTTGTTATAAAGCACTGGAAAATTCACAACTACATCCAAAACGACAGATACAAAGAAACTGTTTATCTGGAAGAGAAAAATCAACTCAAACTTAAGGAAAATAATTCTTACACTTTGAACTTAAATGAGGTCTCCGAAATGGATACAAAATGTATACAAGGTGTATCCAATATGTATCCAAGTATCGAAACGACTGAAACCGAAGAAATAGCGCAAAATCAAGGCATTGAGCCTATGGATACAGAATGGATACAGAATGGAGACACAGGTAAGGTTAGGTTAGGTAAGGATAGGTTAGGTAAGGTTAGGTTAGGAGAGGTAAGGATAAACTATCAGCAAATAGCTGATATGTATAACGACACTTGCGTGTCGTTCCCAAGGCTCACCACTCTTAGTGATTCAAGAAAAAAAGCAATCAAAGCAAGGCTTAATCAACATAGCATTGAGGACATACAGAAAGTATTTGAAAAAGCGCAAGCATCTGATTTTCTTAAGGGAGCTAACTCAAGGAACTGGATGGCCAACTTTGACTGGATGATGAAAGATTCCAACATGGCCAAGATACTTGACGGAAATTATGACAATAAAATGTCCGGTAAACAATCAGATCAGCTCCAACAGTCTTATGACATGATGAGCAACTGGGCGGAGGGATGATATGACTAAAAAGCAACTTAAGGACCTGCAGGTGATAAGAGATTATTTATTCAAACAAGGCTTTTTCCCTTGGGCAAGATTGATTGACGAACTTATTGATAATTGACAGCAGGAACTTACAGCTCAAGAGACTTTAAATAAAATATACGCACTATTAGACATACAGGAGGACTAAGCATTGGATGAGGTTTTAAAAATGTATAACACTTTAAAGCTCATAAAAGGGAGGAGCTTTAATCCCAGAAAGTATATGTGGAAAATTGGAGTCTATCGAGCAAGCGAATTAATAGGCTCATTGCTTACAAAGCAAGCGAGAGTTGGGCATCTAACGCTTATGGGAATTAGAGCGGACATTGACTATTCAAATCCGCAGGCCCTTGGGATATATGAGGAACTGACAGAGGATATTAACAGTTTGTTTAAGGAGGAGTAGAGAGGTAAACAATGGAAATGATTAGCAAACAAGCGGTAAAAGAAACAATTATAAAATATCGTAATGAGCAAACATGCCTAATGGATGAGAATGCTCTTGAACGAGCTTTTGGAGCTAATTTGGAATTGTGATCACGGCAGAGCCGGAGGAAAGTTAAAAAATGTCTAAGCGTGTATGACAATGTCTATACATGTTACTACATGAGAAAATATGTCAATACATGTCAATACATGTCAGTACATGTCAAAATATGTCAATACATGTCAACACATGTCAATAAATGGCAGCAGGGAGGAAATACATGGATAAAAAACAATTTGCTATATTGGCAATGGCTCTTAAAACATATTATCCGAGAGAGAACATAATTCCGAATGACTACGCAATGGACCTGTGGTTTGAACAGCTGCAGGATATACCTTTTGAGGTTGCGGAACTTGCATTAAAAAAATGGGTGGCAACTAATAAGTGGTCTCCAAGCATCTCGGAAATAAGAAAAACATCAAAGGAAATCATGGGAGATGAAATTGATGACTGGGGATTAGCATGGAAAGATGCCATAAACGCAATCAAAAGATTTGGAATGTATCAAGAGAAAGAGGCATTGGAGTCTTTAAATCCGATAACAAGACAATGCGTTGAGCGAATCGGATATAAAGAACTTTGTATAAGCGAGAACATCATAGCCGATAGAGCACATTTTGAAAAGATATATAACAACTTTGTTGAAAGAGAAATTAAAAGGGTGCAAATACCGGATAGATTGCAAAGCATTATTGATAAAACAACAAGCATGATGATTGAGGGAGGTTGAGAATGAAAAAAATAATATATTTGATGATTACTGTCTGCTTGCCTATTGTGGCAGCAGTGGCAGGAGCGACAACATGGCGAGAAGATACAAGGGAGATAATTGATACGGCAGTAGTTGTCGTTGAACCAAAAGAAAAAACAACAGTGGCAGCAGTTGAACCTGTTGAGCCGGAGCCGGTACAAGACTCATGCATACATGATCTGATTGCTTGGGTGGTATATGGAGAGGTCGGCAGATGTGGTGATGATGATGAGGCATTATATCTCACGGCCTGCGTGATACTCAATAGGGCAAAGATGTTCGACATGAGCGTTGAAGAGGTTATATATGCGGATGGCCAGTGGGCAGTTGATTATTATAATTACTTGAGCGCAAATGGATATTATCCGGATGAGAGATGCTATGCTGCAGCTGGGAGAGCTTTGACGGAAAACAATACTCCGAGCGGATTAATATATTGCGATTCCTTGGAGACAAGAGATGGTTTGTACTACGAAAGCAGGTGTGGTCAAAAGTTTTATGTAGTGGAGGATTGAGATGCTATATCTGGAATACGAAAAATGCAAAAGAAAAAGACAAAGACTACTTGATGAATATAAAAAACTCTTAAGAGAGAAAGAGGCTATATTTACAAAGACTCAGCCAAAGGCAATCAGATATGATGCTGACAGAGTACAAGAGAGCCATGACGGAAATAAGCTTGAAAATTACATCCTCGAAATGGAGCAAAAAAGAATTGATGAGAGGCTAAAAGAGGTACAAAGCTATATTGAGGGTCTTGACAAAATCGCTGAAACGCTGATTGTTGACATGCAAACAAGCAATGTAAAAGAGGATAGGTTTTATGTTTTGAGGTGTGTTTTAGGCAAAAAAATGAGTGAGATTGTAGCGGCAACTAACTACTCTGAGCCTTATATTTACAAGCGTTTAGCGATTATTAAAAAAAATATTGAAAAAAATAAAAGAGGATAGAAAAAGAGAGTTTGAAGTGTGTTAATATCTAAAGTGAGAAAACTATATATTGCCGTAGCAATATCTGTATTTACTTCTCATAGTTACTTTCAAATAGTTAACAAAATGAACGAAACTCCCAGAGAAAGAGACACATTGATTTGTGTCTCTTTTTCGTGCGAAAAAAAGGAGAAAATGAAATGAAACTCAATGACAAACTCTACAATGTGCTTAAATGGTTAGCACTTATCGTTTTGCCGGCATTGGCAACTTTTATCGTAACAATCGGAACGATTTGGGACTGGGCTGATTTAGCAAAAAACATCGGCGCAACTATTACAGCAATTGCATTGCTTATCGGCGCAATAATCGGTGTATCTCAAATCTCCTACAACAAGGAGGTAAAGAATAATGACAACAGTAATTGATGTATCTCGTTGGCAGGGAAATATTGACTGGGCAAAGGTTGCTGCAGATGACATCTTTGGAGCAATCATCAAAGCAGGCGGTTCTGATGACGGATTCTATACAGATGCTTGCTATGAACAGAATTATGCCGGAGCAAAAGCTGCAGGTGTAAATGTTGGAGCTTATTACTTTGTAGGTCCGAACTGTACAAGTGCGGCAGCAGGTGAGGCGGATGCTAAAAGGTTTATTGAACAGTTAGCAGGCAAACAATTTGAGATGCCTGTTTACATTGATTTTGAGGCACCGAATGGAGCTGATAAGGCAGGCAATACAGATGCGGTGGTTGCATTCTGCAAAACAATGGAGGCAGCAGGCTATTTTGCCGGAATATATGCCTCTGACATTAGTGGTTTTAAAGATAAATTGGAACTTAGCAGACTCACGGATTATTCCTTGTGGGTAGCAAGATATGGTAGCGAGCCTGTATATGCAACAGGTTGGGCAATGTGGCAGTACACATCAAGCGGTAATGTTGCTGGAATCAATGGCAGAGTTGACATGAACAGATGCCTTGTTGATTTTCCACAGATTATCAAAGATGGAAAATTAAATGGATTCGGTGGCGGTGTAAGTCCAACACCAACTCCTGCACCGAGTCCTGCTCCTGCACCAACTCCGAGCACAAATCACAGCGTGGGTGAAAATGTAACATTCAATGCTATATATACAAGCTCGGATTCAACTCAGCCGTTGGCTCCTGCTTATACATCCGGAACGATCACCAAGGTGTTAGCCGGAACAAGAAATCCATACCTCATAAATGATGGCATGGGTTGGACAAATGATGAACACATCACAAGCGGCAGCAGCGGTGGACAGACCTATGTTGTAAAGGCAGGGGATACACTCTCCGAAATAGCGCAGGCATTTGGCACCACAGTTGATGCCTTGGTTGCTAAAAATGGAATCGAGAATCCAAACTTGATTTATGTAGGACAAGTGATTCAAATATGATGCTTAAGGCATGCGCAAGATGCGGCCGCATTCATCCCAAGAATATGACTTGCAGAAAGAATATTATAAGCAATGAGGGTGAAGAAAAAGCCTTGCGCAATACTTATAAATGGGCGGCTAAGTCCCAAGAGATTCGGGAGCGTGCAAATTATCTTTGTGAAGTTTGCAAAGATAATAACGAGTTTGTTTATGAAAAACTTGAGGTGCATCACATTGAAAAGCTGAGAGACAACAAAGATTTGTTGCTTGATAATTTCAATTTGATTTGTTTGTGCAAGTTGTGTCATACAAAAGCAGATAAAGGTTTGATTGATAAAGAGTACCTTAAGCAATTAGCCTACGCAAGGGAAACAAACGAGATAAAATAGCTATTTAGCTATTTATATGGCATTAGGTGGGGAGGGAGAACATACCCCCCCTACCCAAATGCTGCGTTTTTCAAAACAAAATCAAAACGGACCGCCAAGCTTTAAACACAAAAAAATCAATTTTTCATGATTTTTTTGGAAAATGTGCATAAAAATGCATAAAAACCGCAATGAAATGAAAAATATGAGGTAAAAAAATGAAAAAAAAGGCAAAAGAGATTTTAGAGCTTGCCGAGGCTGCAGGTGTTCAAGATAACTTCTTTTTTGTGAATACATTTAAGAATTATTTGAGACAACTTGACTATTTGGACGAGCTTGACAAGTGCTTACAGGATGACGGCATGAGCGTGACTAAGGAATATGTTAAAGGCCGCAAAAACATTTATGCGCATCCGGCACTTAATAACTTTAATAGGACAAATGATTCCGCAAATAAAACAGTGTCTACACTTTTGAAAATAATTAAGACCTTTGGAGCTGAACAGTCAAAAGAGGATTATGATCCGCTCATGGAGATAATCAATGGCGACAGTGATGACGAATAAGGCTTACGAATTTTGTAAAAACAATTATCGTAAGAAAACGACTCCCAAATATGTCAAACTCCAGATGAAAGAGTTTATGAATATATGTGAGGGCAAAAATAAAAAGTATGTTATCAGCACCAAGTTGGTTAAAAAGGTTGAGGGCATTTTGAGCTTGCTTATCATGCCTAAAGGCCTTAAAGCAGGTCAGACACTTTACGAATGCACAACAGGTTATCAGTGGTTGTTCTACATAGCAATTATCTGCACTGTGTATCGAGATAATCCCAAAAAGAGGCGCTATGAAACAGGCATCTTGGAAATCTGCAGAAAGAATTTCAAGACATATACTGTTGCGGCGCTTTTTATAATCCTGTTTTTGATTGAGCCGAAGTTTTCAAAGTTTTATTCGGTGGCACCGGACGGAGACCTGTCGAAAGAGATTAAAGATGCAATCAGTGAAACATTGCAAAGCTCTCCGCTTATTTATAAACACAACGGAAAAGTTAGATGGAAAATTTTGAGAGATTATATCCAATTTCTTGTTAATGATTCCAAGTTAAGGCCTTTGGCTTTTTCAAATAACAGGATGGATGGTAAACTCCCGAATGCTTTCATCGCTGATGAGGTTGGTGCGCTGCCGATTAAATATCCGATAGATGCAATGCGATCTGGTCAGTTGAATATTTTAAACAAGCTCGGTTTTATTATATCGACAAAATATCCGACAATTGACAATCCTTTTGAGGATGAGGTTGCGTATGCGAAAAAGGTCCTTGACGGCTTACAAAAAGATGAGACTGTATTTGCGCTTTTATATGAGCCGGATAACAAAAAGGATTGGGAGACAGACGATCTGATTTTGAAACAAGCAAATCCTGTCGCTCTTGAAATCCCAGAGATATGGGATGATTTAAAGAAAAAAAGAGCGAGAGCAATCGCAATTGAGTCAGAAAGAGAAAACTTTGTGACAAAGCACTGCAATATCGTTTATCAAGGCATGGGAACATCAACTTATGTTGATGTTAAGGATGTTCAAGATTGCCGATGCTCCAAAATTAATTGGAGCGGAAAATCTGTTTATTTGGGACTCGACTTGTCGGAAACAAATGATAATACATCAGTGGCAATGGTTGGAGTGGATGACGATAACAAGATTCTTGCAGATGTTTTTGCCTTTATTCCGGAGGGACGAATTGAGGAAAAAACAGCATCTGAAAAAGTCAATTACAGGGAACTTCTTAAAAGCGGTAAATGTATCGCATGCGGTGACAGAGTAATTGACTACACAGTGGTTGAGAATTTTATCCTTAAAATCGAGGAAGAATATGGAGTCACTGTTCAAGCAATTGGTTACGACAGGTGGAATGCTTTATCAACCGCTCAAAAGTTGGAAAAAGCAGGACATAACATGGTTGAGATTAGACAGCATTCAAGTGTGCTGCATCCACCAACAAAATTTTTACAGGAAAAAATCTTAAACAAAGAGTTTAAGTATACAAAAAATAAGCTTTTGGAGATTAATTTTCAAAATGCTCGGTGCGTATATGACACCAACAAAAACAAATATGTTAACAAAAAGAAGTCCACCGGCAAGGTTGATATGGTTGTTAGCTTGATAAATGCAACCTATCTCTTGCAGCAGGACTATTTTTTAAATCAAATGGACTTTGTTGTCCAGAGTTTTTAAGAAAGGAGAAAGCATGGGTTTATTTGATTTTTTCAAGCGAGATGAAACGAAAATCGAGCCGGAACCAATCGTTGATGATGTCTTGCTTGAGGCACTACTAAACAACGAGACAATTACAAGAGAAAAAGTCATGACCTTGCCTTGTGTTAATGGCGCAGTTGATTTTATATCAAATTGCATCGCATCCATGCCAATCAAATTATACAAAGTAAAAGACGGCAAAGTTGAAGAACAGGCCAAGGACGAAAGAGTCAAACTTTTAAACGGAGACACCGGAGACACACTGGATGCATTCCAGATGAAAAAAGCGATGGTTAATGATTATCTGCTTGGAAAAGGCGGTTATTGTTTCATCAAACGAAATCGAAACGATGTAACCGGCCTTTTTTATGTTGAGGATCGCTATATCACAATCATGAAAGTATATGAACCAATATATAAAACATATTGGATATATGTTGGCGGTTATGATGCGAAAGAGGGCAAAGACAAGGCATTCGGAACATTTGAGCCTTGGCAGTTTTTAAAGCTTTTGAGAAATACCAAAGACGGAGCAAGCGGCACAGGAATCACAGTTGAAGTGTCGAAAGCACTTGAAACGGCTTATCAGACTTTGCTGTATCAATTGGGAATGGTCTCAATTGGTGGCAACAAAAGAGGTTTTTTAAAATCTCAGAAAAAACTCGGACAGGAGGAAATCAATGTCCTCAAAAGGTCATGGAAAAACCTTTATACAAACAACTCAGAGAGTGTTGTTGTTTTGAACAACGGAATAGAATTTCAAGAGGCATCCAATAGTGCAGTAGAAACTCAGCTTAATGAATCCAAAACAACCTTAGATGATGAAATTAATAAGTTGTTTCACATTTATCCGGATGATTTTGAACGAACATTCAAAGAGGCTATTTATCCGATTATAAAAGCGTTTGAAACTGCTTTGAATAGGGATTTGCTGCTTGAAAAAGAGAAAAAGAATTATTTCTATGCATTTGATGTAAAAGAGATTGTAAGAGTCTCATTAAAAGAACGCTATGAGGCTTATAAGTTGGCTAAAGAGACAGGTTTTATGACTCTCAATGAAATTAGACGAGCTGAGAATATGGAATACATTGAGGGATTAGATGTTGTAAATGTTGGACTTGGTGCTGTGCTTTACGACACCGATAAACATGTTTACTACACTCCAAACACTGATACTGTTAGTGATATGAGTGATGGTGAGAGCCTTGAAGATAAAGAGGCAGAAGAGAAAAAGACCGAGGACATGCTTTTGGGGCATGAACTTGCAAAAGAGTTTGACGAGTCTGGGAACTCGGCTGATGCGTAGGAGGTAAAAATGCAAGAAAAAGCAAAACAAATTGTGGTTGATTATTTTAATGCACATGTTGAAAAAACAGACAACAAACAAATCACATTAGATGATGTCTTTGTTGTTTGGTTTAGCAAGACTCTCCAAAATTGGAAAGCACTTGTAAGCACAACAGTCTCAGATGGCATGTACTACGAAATCACTCATAATGGTGACAAAAATGAGACATATGTTGATGTGTATAAAAAATGGGAAAATTTTGTTACTGCATAGGAGGTGATGAAATGGCAATTACAAACAAGTTGGTTCGAGACACTCTCTATGTAGAGCTTGAGGGTGTAAGCAATGACGAAAAACCAACAGAGAACATTGGAGTTAATTCTAAATTCTATGAGTTAGACACTAATGATGTTTATTACTTTGATGGCTCTGCATGGAATAAATGCGGAGGGGAGGTGTAAAGCATGGAAATAAGAATAAAAGGTGACAGTGTTGAGCTTGAGGGATATGTCAACGCAATTGAACGCAAATCAAAACCTTTATGGTCCAGAATGGGAAAGTTTATCGAAAGAATCTGCAAGGGAGCTTTTTCAAAGGCTCTTGGCAGAAATGATAATGTTCGCATCTTGCTTAATCATGATTGGAACCGAGACCTTGGCGGCCAAAAAGATGGCAACTTAGAACTTATGGAGGATTCAATAGGACTTAGAGCCAAAGCAACAATCACGGACAAGGATGTGGTTGAAAAGGCCAGAAATGGTGAGCTTGTTGGATGGTCGTTTGGATTTTACGACAGAGAAGTTGCAAACAAAAGAGATGAGGACGGATTTCCGTTGCGAGAGGTTATTGACTTGGACCTTGAGGAAGTTTCAATTTTAGACCGCTCATGCACTCCTGCTTATGACGGCACATTGGTGTCTGTAAGAAGTGCTGAACAGTCTATTTTTTATGGCGAAACTTTCTCGGATGAAATAAATCTCCGAGTGATTGAAAACACAGATAAATCAAACGATGAAAGCACAAGAGAGTTATCTAATCAGCCGGAGGCTGAACCAGATAAAAGGCTTGATGAGTTTAAAAAACTTGTCGAGGACATGAAAAATTAAGGAGGAAAACGAAACATGTCAAAATTACTTGAAGAAAAAAAGAATGAAAAAATCGTCAGAGCAGAAGAGCTTGTCAAGCTTGCAGAGACAAGAGAACTTACAGATGACGAGGCACAGGAACTTGCTGAAATCCGTGATGATGTAAAGAAAATCAAAGAGGCTCTCGGCCTTGAGGATGAAATGAGAGAACTCTTAGAGGACGAGGCAAAAGCAAAAAATGACAATGTACCAACAGAGGAGGGCAAAGAAATGAATCAGAATGCTTGTGATGAAAAGAGAGCATTGGAGCAGCGTGAACTTAATGAAAGAAAAATGTTCGAGGAATACATCCGCAACACTATTAACGACAGGGATGCAGCAACAAACCTCACAAAAGGTGACAATGGTGCAGTTATTCCACAGACAATCGCAGACAAAATCATCAAAAAGGTATATGACATTTGTCCTATCCTTGAGAGATCAAGCCAGTACAATGTTAAGGGAACATTAACAATCCCATACTATGATGATGCATCACCTAACGATCACATCACTGTTGCTTATGCAGAGGAATTTTCCGCACTTACATCTCATGTTGGTAAATTTACATCAAATGTAACTCTTACAGGATTCCTTGCAGGAGCAATTGCTAAAGTTTCTCGCTCATTAATCAACAATTCACAGTTTAATATTGTTGATCATGTTATCAACTTGATGACACTTGCAATTGCAAGATTTATTGAAAGAGAACTTTTGATTGGAACACCTGCAAATGTAGGCGCAGGCACACCTGCAAAAGTCCTCGGACTTTCAACTCTTACAAACGCAGTTACTGCAGCAGCTCAGAATGCAATCACAGCTGATGAAGTTATCAAACTTCATGATGCAGTTAAGGATGTGTTCCAGAGAGATGCATTTTTCATCATGTCAACAAAGACAAGAACTGCTCTTCGTCTCTTAAAAGACAACATGGGCAGATATTTATTGCAGGATGATATTTCATCACCATTCGGAACAACTCTTCTTGGCAAACCGGTATATGTATCAGACAACATGCCGGAAATCGCTGCAGGTAACACAGCTATTTATTATGGCGATTTCAAAGGCCTTGCTACAAAATTCAACGAAGAAATCAACATTCAGATTCTCAGAGAAAAATTTGCAGATGAACATGCAGATGGTGTTGTTGGCTGGTTTGAATTTGACTCAAAAGTTGAAAATCAGCAGATGATGGCTAAACTTGTGATGGCAAGTGCTTAAAAAATAAAGGAGGCTTGGAGACTATGCAGTATAAAGCATTAGTTTCTTTCTCTGGTTCAATTTCAATGGCAAGTGGTCAAGTGGCTGAAATAGCTGACGAGCCACTTGCCAAGGATTTGTTAAATGCTGGTTATATTATTCCTTTGGTAGCTGATGAAAAGCCAAAGGCTGAAAAGCCGAAAGAGGAAAAACCTAAAAAGACAACAACTCCAAAGAAAACAACAAAGAGAAAGGAGAAAGTCAATGAAGATTAAGGCATTAATACCTTTTACAGTCAGAGATGCAAGCACAGGAGAACTTACATCCATTGCTTGCGGACAGGTTGCTAATGTTACTGAAACGCTCGGAAATCAGTTAATTGCTGATGGACTTGCTGAGGCTTACACATTGGTTGAGCCAACAGGCACTATTACAATCACAGAAAATGGCGTGGTTGATGTATCACAGTATGCATTAGCTGACATCAGTGTGACAAGTGCATCACAGCTTTCAGTAAATCCCTAAAAGGAGGGATTAGATGAATACAATAGAAAAGGTTAGTGAAATCACAGCCACAGATGTTGCAGAATATTTAAGGCTTGATGAGGTCACTACCTCGGATGAAAACACTCTTAATAATTTGATTGGAATTGCAAAGAAATTCATTTCAAGCTATACAGGCCAAAAGACTGAGGACTTAGACAATTATCAAGATTTTGTAATTGTTGTGTTTGTACTATGCCAAGACATGTGGGATAACAGGACTTTATATGTTGAAAAATCCAACTTAAACCATGTGATTGACTCTATATTAGGCATGCACTCAGTTAACTTATTGCCGGAGGCAGACAATGAATAACGCAGGAAAATACAATCATAAAATAACTATATACCAAACCACTATAATCACCGACAACATGGGATTTCAGAACACAGAAAAAACTGTGGTCTTGACTCCTTATGCTGCAATCAAAACCACCAAGGGAATGACGATCATAAAAAACAACAGTGATTTTGAAAAGGCATTAACCAATTTCACGATAAGGTTCCCGAAAACAACAATTAACAGAGACATGCTGATTGAATTTAGGGGCAAAACCTACGAGATAATGTATCTCAATAATGTGAACGAGGCTAATGTCGAGCTTGAAATACAAGCAAGAGAGGTGACTCATTAATGGCTCAATTTCAATTAGAATTACCGGACCAGATAATAAAAGACATCAAAAAAATATTTGATGAGTCTGAAAAAATCTTTGGAGAGATGACCGAGGCAGGCGCACAGGTTGTTTATAACAACATTAAAGCGAATGTGCCGGCATCCTTTAAAAATTCCAAGATTATGAAGTGCTTGCGAATTACAAAAACTTACAAGACTCCATCAGATGATGGCATTAACACCAAAGTTGCATTTTATGGCTATTTTCAAAATCACAATGATGTCAAAACTCCATCAGAATTGGTCGCAAATGTGTTTGAGTACGGCTCAAGCAAATTTGTTAAAAGACCATTTCTTAGAAAGTCTTTCAATGTAAAACAGATTGAAAAGGCAATGTTGGAGGCGCAAAAGAAAGCAAGCGGAGGTCTACTCGATGATTAACCTAAATGAATTAATAAATACCCTTTTCGAACAATTTAGTGTTGACGGACAAGTTATTCCGGTGTGCTTTATGCGTTACAAAGGACATGGTGAGCCATATGTTACATATATGGAGCTTGATTGCGACAATTCAATGTCAGCAGATGATGATTTGGTTGGTTATGTAGCATATTATGATTTTGATATTTACTCAAAAGGCAATTATTTCCCGATTATAGAGAGTGTTAAGGAACTTTTAAAAAATAATGGCTTTGTGTGGCAGCCGTCAAGATCGTCTCCGGACATGTTCGAGGATGAAACAGGCTATTATCACAAAACCTTATGTTTTGCATATTTAAAGGAGGATTAAAAAAATGGCAAAAATCGGATTGAATAACTTTAGATATTCATTACTTACCGAGGCAGCTGATGGAACACCATCGTATAACGGAGCTAAGAAACCTGCAAAAGCCGTTTCTTGCTCGGTTTCAATTACAAACAACTCAGCATCACTTTATGCTGATGATGTGCTTGCAGAAAGCGACACATCATTCCAGAGCGGCACAGTTTCAATGGGAATTGATGACGAAGATATGGAAACAATGGCAGAATTGCTCGGTCATACAGTTTCTGAGGGTGTTATGGTTAGAAACGCAAGCGATGTTGCTCCTTATGTTGGACTTGGTCGTGTTGTAGTAAAACTTGTGGGCGGTGTTCACAAATATAAAGTGGAATTTTTACACAAAGTAAAATTCTCTGAACCATCACAGGAAGATAACACCAAAGGTGAATCTCTTGAATTTGGCACATCAACACTTGAGGGTGTTGTGGCTACACTTGCAAATGGTGACTGGTCAAAAGCTAAAACATTTGATACACAGGCAGAGGCAATCACCTATCTTGAAAGCTTAATGGCTGCAGGCTCAACTGCAAAAACTGTTACATACAATGTAAATGGCGGCACAGGAACTGTTGCAGCTGCATCGGCTTATGAGGGCCAGACGATTGTTTTGAATGATGGTTCTGGAATTACTCCACCAACAGATGAACATTTCATTGGTTGGGACACAACATCATCCGCAGTGATTCCGGACTTTGCAGGTGGCGATACATATGTTGTTAATGGTAATGTAACACTTTATGCAATCTATGCTGCAGACTAATTTGACAACTTAAAAAAGAATTAAAGGAGCGGATAATTTCCGCTCCTTATTTACTATTGGAGGAAATGAAATGAAAGATATAATGAAAGAAATCCAATATAATGGAGAGACTTACGGCCTTGTATTCAACCTTAATGTTATGGAGGACATTCAAAAGGAATATGGCTCAGTCATGGACTGGGGTGATTTGTCGGATGGCAAAGCAGGTGAACCGGATGCCAAGGCTGTAAAATTTGGATTATGTGCAATGATAAATGAATATATTGACATCCAAAATGAAAAAAATGGAACAAACAGACCTTTTGTAACTCTTAAATCTGTTGGGCGCATGATCACTGAACTCGGACTCATGAACATGACAGAAGTGATGAACGACACAGTTATAGAATCAACACAGAGTGCAGAAAAAAACGAATAATCCAAGATGAGCCGGAGCCTGTAATTGACTTCTCTTGGTTCTATTTTATTGGAACGACAAAATTAAATTTGTCGTTAAAAGAAACAGGCAGACTTACATTAACACTGTTTGAAAAACTATATAAACACTACAAGGACAATTGGGACAATGAAATGCGCATGCGTAAGGCAGGAATGACTTATAAAGAGGCATATATCAAAGCTCAAGAGGCTGAGGAGTGGTTTTAATTTTCAAAATTAACGAAAGAAAATAAGGAGGTATACATGGCAGGATTTGGTGGTGCGGTCAAGCTCACAGGTGAGTCCGAATACAGGAAAGCACTGCAACAGATAACTCAAAATTTGAAAGAGGTCTCTTCTCAGATGAAAGTTGTCACCAGTGCATATGATTCCAATGATAAATCTGTGGAGGCATTGGCGGCAAAAGAAAATGTTCTCAATCAAAAGCTGCAGGAACAGACAAACAAACTTAATACTTTAAAATCACAGTACGACTCCATGAGTGCCAAGTATACAGAGCAGACAAGCAAACATGAGGCACTTGTTAGGTCCTATAATTCCGAAAAGGAAAAACTTGAGGCTATTGAAAAGACTCTTGGTAAAAATTCAAAAGAATATCAGACACAAGCTCAAAGAGTGCAGGAACTCGCAAAAGAGGTCCAGAAGTCAACAACCAATCAAGAGGCAAACGCAAAGAGTATGTCTAACATGCGAGTTGCTATGAATAACGCTCAAGCGGATATTAATAAGACAGCCAAAGAGTTAGACAACCTCGGCAAAGAGGCAGAGGACAGCGGCAAGCAAGCCGAAAAAGGCTCGCAAGGTTACACAGTCTTTAAAAATGTTGTTGCAAATTTAACATCAACAGCAATCATGGCTGCGGTTTCCGGACTTAAAAAATTAGGATCTTCGATTGTGGATATAGCAAAGCAGTCATATACTGCTTATGCATCTTATGAGCAGTTAGTTGGCGGTGTGGAGACTTTGTATGGAAAATCTTCTGACAAGCTCCAAGAATATGCATCACAGGCTTATAAGACAGCAGGCTTGTCGGCTAACGAATATATGGAGCAGGCAACATCCTTTAGCGCAACTCTCCTGCAAGGCCTGCAGGGTGACACTGAAAAGGCTGTTGAGTATGCCAATTTAGCAATCATTGACATGTCCGACAATGCCAATAAGATGGGAACTGACATCTCAATGATTCAGAATGCATATCAAGGCTTTGCTAAGGATAATTACACGATGTTGGATAACCTTAAGCTTGGTTATGGTGGCACTGCCTCTGAGATGGCAAGGCTTGTTAATGATACCAAGGTTCTCGGAACTGAAACGGAAGTCACAGCCGAAACTGTGAAAGATGTGCCTTTTGATAAAATCATTGAGGCAATACATAAAACTCAGACAGAAATTGGAATCACCGGCACGACATCAAAAGAGGCAGCCACAACAATTGAGGGTAGCTCTAAATCAGTTAAGGCATCATGGCAAAATTTAATGGTGGCAATTGCTGATGAGAATGCGGACCTTGATAAATCTATCAAATCATTTACCGACAATGTTGTTCAGTGGGCAAAAAATGCGGTGCCAAGAATCAAGCAGATTGTTTCCGGACTTGGGAAAGCAATTATTGCATTGCTTAAGGAATTTGCTCCAAAGGTTGCAGATACAATATTACCTATAATCAAGACAATCGGAAACGCAGTTAAAACTTTTGTAACTTTTATCATAAACAATTTTGACAAAATCGCTCCTATCGTAATGGGCGCAGTCTTCGCTTTTACAGCTTTATCTGTTGCTATGAAAATATCAACAATTATATCGGCTTATAAGGCTGGATTAGAGGGTGTAACAGGAGCAGTAACGCTTGCGACTAAGGCTCAGATTTTATGGAATGCCGCAATGGAAGCAAATCCTATCGGTATTATCATAACAGCAATAGCTGGATTAGTGGCAGTCATTGGATTGTTAACCACAACTTTAAACACAGCAGATGCAGAGCACGAGAGAGTGGCTGGAATCTTAGAGGATGAAGCCGAAAAAATCCAACAGGCTACGGATTCATGGAATGATCTTAAAGAAGCGCAGCAACAGCAACTCGACCAAGGAATGTCCGAGATGTCTTATTATGAGAAT